ACTAAAAGAGGTTCAAGTAAAATATATGTAGAAACCTTTGATGACTTTATGTCAACAGGAAACACACATGATATATCTAAATACATAGTAATAGATTCTAATAACATAGATAGACCAGTACCATACTCTATAATTAACTTTGAATATTCTCCATCTGTTACTCAAACAAGTTTAAGATACTTAAATCAATTTAGTCAACAATTTGGTAACCTTAATTATTCAGCTCCTGACAAATACGATGGTCAAACCTATCAAGTACAGGTAGATGGTCAAAGAAGCCAATTAATAAACATAATAGATGAAAATACGGATTTAACTGGTTTGGTTTATGGCTGGTGGGTAGGTGCTGGAAATAAAACTGCTTTAGGCAGCCCATATATGTTTTTTAATAACTTATTAGATGCATCAGATTATCCTATTACATTAAGTGGGTTTGACCAATACAACGCACCTTCAAATGTTACTGGAGACGGAAACCATACATTAAATTTTGGGATAGAGTACAATGAGTATAACGGAAACGTAAATGAAAACAGTTTATTTAGTAGGTTTTACCAACAATACATAGTTAAGTTATTTGAAGAACAAGCAAGGATTGTAAAATTCACAGCACAATTACCAACATCCATAATTTTAAATTATGAATTAAATGATGTGTTTATAGTAAACGGACAAGAGTATTATATTAACAGTATTACCACTAATTTATTAACTAACAAAAGTCAGTTAGAATTAATAACAAAACAAAGTGCATATACACCAAGCGTATTAACATGATAATAATAAAATTATTAAACATAGATGAGTTTTATGGTATTGATAAAACCATAGAAATAGCAAAAGGCAAAAACAAATTACCAGAAACATTCAAAGAAGGGTTTAAACAGATTAAAAGACATACAAAATGGCTGAAAAGTACACATTAAATATTGATGTTAACACATCTAAAGCTGTTAAAAGCGTAGACAAGTTAGACGACGCAATAAAAGACACTACAAAAGACACAGGAAATCTTGATGGTGCAGTTGGTGGGTTAGATAAAGCCACTGGTGGATTAGTAACTAAATTTGCTGGTTTAAAAGTAGGTTTAAAAGGTATTACTGGAGGGTTTAAATCAATGCGCTTAGCAATTATTTCAACTGGGATAGGTGCTTTAGTTTTAGGGATAACAGCACTAGCCGCAGCATTTACAGGTTCAGAAGAGGGGCAAAATAAATTTGCTAAGATAATGAGCGTTATCGGTGCGTTAACTGGTAACCTTGTTGATTTACTAGCAGATTTAGGAGAGGGAATAATTGACGCTTTTGAAAACCCTATGGAATCTATGGAATCCTTTTTTAATTTCTTTAAAGATAATATCGTAAACAGATTTGAAGGTTTTTTAAATTTAATACCAAGTTTAGGAAAAGCAGTAGAACAATTTTTTAAAGGGAATTTCAGCGAAGCAGCTAAAATTGCAGCCGACAGCGCAGGAATGGTTTTCTTAGGTGTTGAAGGCATAACTGAAAAACTAGAAGGAGCTACCAAAGCTGTTAAAGATTTTGCGGCTGAACAAGTTAAAGAAGCTAAGATGGCAGCCTCAGTTGCAGACATGAGGGCTAAGGCAGATAAAATTGAAAGAGGTTTAGTAGTAGACAGGTCAAAATTAGAATCTGAAATAGCATTACTCCGATTAAAGTCAAGACAAGAAGATCAGTTTTCAGCAACGGAAAGAAAACAAGCTTTATTAGATGCACAAGTTTTAGAAGACCAATTATTAGATAAAGAAACAGAATTTTTAGAGTTAAGAAGAGATGCTCAGGTTTTAGAGAATACATTTAGCAGAAGTAACAAAGAAAACTTAGATAAAGAAGCTCAAGCTATAGCAGCAGTAAACAGGCAACAGGCATCCAGAGCAAACGTGGCTAGGCAAGTTCAAAGAGAAGTAAATACGATTTCTAAACAAATTGAAGGTGAAGAAAAAGCAGCGGCTAATGAATTGGCAAATTTTAAAAAGACTTTACGAGATGCTGAAGCAGCTACCTTACAAGAAAAAAGAGATTTAGAGCTAATAAAAATTAGAGAGCAGTACGCATTATTAAGAGAAGAGGCAATACTTAATAATGTAGCCGTAGATGAACTAGATGCAGCCAGAGACATTGTTTTAAAAGAAAAACAAGATGCATTTGATTTAGCCGACCAATTGGCAAAGGATAAAATTATTGCAGATGCTAAACTACGAGCAGACGAAAAAAAGAAAATTCAAGAAAAAGAACTAGCAGATTCTAAAGCAATAACAGACGCTAAGATACAAATTGCAAAGGAAGAGGAAGCAGCAAAATTGGCAGCTTTAAATGGATATGCCTCTGCCCTTTCTAGCATATCTGGTATTATGAGTAAAGAAACTGAAGCTGGTAAAGGTCTTGCAATAGCTTCCTCGTTAGTTAATACTTTTGCAGCTATTACAGGTCAATTAAAAGCTTTTTCTGGCAAAGCTGTTCCTGGTTATGCTATTGCTCAAGCTATAGCGACTGGTGCTGTAGGTTTAGCAAATGTTAAAAAGATAGCAAGTGTAAAAATACCAAATTCATCTGGTGGGGGTTCTGCTCCAAACATTCCAAGTATATCTACAGCAGTAGTTCAAGCAACAGCACAAACACCATCCTTTGATATATTAGGAACAAGTGGAACAAATCAATTAGCTTCTGCTTTAGGGCAACAAGCACCTGTACAGGCATTTGTAGTTAGTCAAGATGTAACTACTGCACAAAGCTTACAAAACAACATTATACAAGGCGCAACACTTGGAGGTTAATATAACAAAAATCAAAATTAATTGTTTATAAAAAAAGAGTTATGGAAATAATAGAGTTAGTAATAGATGAAAATGAAGAGTTTTCCGGGATAGATGCAATTTCGGTTGTCTCAGCTCCTGCAATAGAGGAGGATTTTATTGCACTTAAAAACCAAGAGCAAATAAGACTTGCAGAAATAAGCAAAGAAAAAAGACTATTAATGGGGGCTGCATTAATTCCAGACAAACCTATCTATAGAAAGAACGGAGACCACGAGTTTTACATTTACTTTTCTAAAGAAACAGTTGCAAAAGCATCACAAATGTTTTTAAAAGCTGGTAATCAAGGTAAAGCTACAATGGAACATACTGACGAAAAGTTAGAAGGAATGACCATAGTGGAGTCTTGGCTAATAGAAGATGAAGTACACGACAAATCACGCAAGTATGGCTTAAATATGCCTGTAGGGACTTGGATGGTAGCTATGAAGGTAGACAACGATGACATATGGAATAACTATGTAAAAGAAGGAAAAGTAAAAGGATTTAGTATTGAAGGTTACTTTGCAGATAAGCTTAATAAACCACAAGACAAACAAATAGACCAATTAACTGAAGAAGATAAACTACTAAACGAAATAATAGATGTACTCAAAGAATCAAACACCAACTCCAAGTAGAACATCTCCAACTGGAGGAAGAAGGGGTTGTTTATGCAAAGACAATACTTATAATTCTAAATGTTGTAATGGGGATTTACAGAACCAAGGAGTAGGAGCAACAACAGGCGGAAATAGTTGAATTTACAACAACTTAATTAAAATATTGTTTAATAAAAAAGTAATTACTTAAAATTATATATATGAACTCAAAAGAGACCCTTAACAAAGTGAAAACTTTATTAGGTTTAGAAGTTCAGTTAGAAGAGAGAAAGTTGGAAAACGGAACTCGCTTTGAAGCTGATTCATTTGAAGCTGGTAAAGAAATCTTTATTGTAACAGATGAAGATGAAAGAATTGCTGTACCACAGGGAGAATACCTATTAGATGATGGCTTTACAGTTGTTGTTGAAGAAGATGGTATTATTGCTGAAATCAAAGAAGCGGTAGAAGAAGAAGTAGAAGAAACTGTTGAAGCACCTGTTGTGGAAGAAGTTGAAGCTGCTGAAGAAGCTGACGTTGAAGATTGGAAAGGTATGGAAATTAGAATTAAAAATTTGGAGGATGCTATTTCTGATTTAAAGTCAAGATTTAGTGACAAAGAAGATTTAACATCTGAAGTAGAATTATCTGCTGAAGAAACTGCTAAACCTTTAAAACACAATCCAGAAAATAAAAGCGAAGTTAAATTAAATAGCTACGCTCAAAACAAACCAATGACTACTCAAGACAGAGTATTCGCAAAATTATTTAACAACTAAATTAAAAACTAAAAATTATGTCAAATAGATTAGACTTAGCTACAACAGTAAACATTACTTCATCTTATGCTGGAGAGTTTGCTGGAAAGTACATCTCTGCTGCTCTTTTGAGTTCAAGCACAATTGAAGATGGTGGTGTTACAGTAATGCCAAACGTAAAATACAAATCAGTTATCCAAAGGATAGAAACTGGAACATTAATCGCAGACGGAACTTGTGATTTCACTCCAATTTCTAACGTAGATTTAACTGAGGTTATAATTATGCCAGAGGAATTTCAAGTTAACTTACAATTATGTAAGTCTGACTTCATAAATACTTGGGAAGCTCAACAAATGGGGTTCAGTGCCTTTAATCCAAATGGATTACCAACATCATTCGCTGATTATTTAGTTGGATATGTTGCTGGAAAAGTTGCTGCTGCAAATGAAACTAACATTTGGACTGGTAATCTCGGAGGAGCACAAGCTGGAGAATACAATGGACTAGAAACTTTAGCTGCTGCTGATGCAACTGTTATTGATGTACCAACTCCAGTAGCTTTAACTGCTGCTAACATTATTGATAAAATGCAAGCTGTGGTAGATTTAATTCCAAATGCACTTTATGGTAAAGAAGATTTGAAATTATACGTTTCAAACAAAGCTGCTAAATTATATGTTAGAGCTTTAGGTGGATTTAGTGTAGCAGCTACAGCAAATTCAGGTACTGATGCTAAAGGAACACAATGGTACAGTAATGGAAGTTTAACTTTTGGAGGAATTCCAATCTTTGTAGGTAGAGGAATGTCTGACGATACAATGATAGCTGCTGAATCAAGCAACCTGTTTTTCGCGACTGGACTTCTTAACGATTACAACGAAGTTCGTGTAATTGACATGACTCCAATGGATGGAAGTCAGAATGTACGTCTCGTTATGAGATTCACGGCTGCTGCTGCGATAGGAGTCGGAGCGGATGTAGTTTACTACGCTGGATAATTAATTACTAACTAATATTATAAGGGGGGAGTAAATTCCCCTCTATAGTATATAAAACCTTAAACATATGTCATGTGATATTACATTAGGCAGATTAGAACCCTGTAAGGATTCTGTTGGAGGGATAATTGCAATCTATATTTCAAATTATACAAGTGGATTATTAAATGCTCCAGCTGATGGTGGAGCTACATTTGTAGATGAGGAAGTAACAGGATTTGCTTCTCCACTTACTTTTTACAAATACGATTTAAAAGGTGCTAACTCTTTCGAACAAACAAACGAAAACTCAAGAGATAACGGAACTTCTTTTTGGACTCAAACTGGAACTATTGTTTTAAAGAAACAAGATTTAGCTACGAGAAAAGAAATGAAACTTTTATCTTATGGAAGACCACAAATAATTGTACAAGATTATAATGGTAAATATTATTTAGCTGGAATTGAAAATGGATGTGAAGTAGCTGCTAATACAGCAACTGGAGCAACTATGGGAGATTTAAATGGCTATAATATTACTTTTACAGGAACTGAAAAGACTCCTGCGAACTTTGTAGCTTTTGCTGCAATGGTTACTTCTGCTGATATAGTGGTTGTTTCAGGAGTATAAGTATATTTATTTAACTAAATTAAAAGGCATTACTTTAAGTTTTGCCTTTTTTTATATAACAGTTTTGATGTTTTTTTGTTTAATAAAAAAGCATTTAATGATAATACTAACTACAAGTGCATTAGCGCAACAATTAAAGTTTATTCCACGTGAGTATTCTGCAAGTAGTATTGTAATTACTGACCAAGACACAAATACACCAGTAACCTATACAGGATTAACATTTGTAACTGATAAGTATTACTTACAAGGTAATGTAATATTTAGCCCAATATTAAGAGAAGGTACTTTTTACACGCTTGAAATTTTAAACGGAACAAGCGTTGTATATAGAGATAATATATTTTGTACAGACCAAACTATTAGTACATATAGTATTAATGATGGTGTATTTACAGAACACGTAACAACTAACGAATACGTAGTGATATGAGCGAATTTTTCGTAACTAAATTAGCAGCCTATACAGCTCCAGAAGTTGTAGAATTAAAGAATAAGGATTGGGTTCAATATGGAATTGATAATAACTATTTTAATTACATTATCGATGTAAACAACAACTCTACCACTTGTAGAGCTATTACAATAGGGGTTTCCAATATGATTTACGGAAAAGGTCTTGCAGCGCATGATGGAGATAAAAGACCTGAGCAGTACGCTCAAATGATGTCATTATTTAAAAAAGCTGATTTACGTAGATTCATAAATGACTACAAAGTTTTAGGAATGGCTGCATTTCAATTAGTGTATGAAGGTG